TTTGTACCTGTACTGTTAGATATTAAAGCCGTTGAATTACCAATATCTAATGAGTTATATCCTGTATAATGTGAATATGGCGTTACTCCTATTCCTACGTTTCCAGAACTGTCTATACGCATTCTTTCTGTAGCATCTTTAGCTGAACCTGTATTACTTACGTTAAATGTTATAAATCCTCTACTTGAAACCATCATTTGACTTGATGCATCCCCCATATTTCCAATAGCAAATTTATTAGAGCCAATATCTCCTCTTAATTCTGTTACAGTTGGAAATGTTATAAGGGTGTCTGCTATACGCATTTTTTCTGAATTACTAACCCCAAAAACTAAAGGATTAGCATTTTCAGCCCATATAGCATTGGCATAAGCAGTTCCACTTATTCTACTTCCATCACTCTTGTCTTTACCTATATAAAAATTTCCTCCTGTGTTGGTTATCATTATTGCTGCTGCATTAGTACCTGTTGTAGCTTGAAGCTGAATACCACTGACATCTGGGTTTGAAAAAGCAACAGAAACCTGTCCTGCAAAAGTTGAGTTTCCAGAACCAGATATAGTTAATCTTGTTGTTTGACCTGCTCCTGTAGCACCTGTATCAAATATTAAATCGCCACCATCTAATAACCTTACAACACCAACACCATTACTGCCACTATTTCTTTGTAGTGCCATAAAAGGCTCTGCATTAGTTAAAGTTGTACAGAATAAACCAGTATTTGATTTTACATTTCCTCCAAAAGTTCCTGTACTTGCAACATTTAAAGTTCCTGCTGCTCCTGTACTTGTATTGATTGCTATTGAATTTGAAACTACTACATTTCTTGGTCGACTTCCTGAAGTTGAACCAATATCATAAGTTCCATCAGTAGCAAATAAAATATTTCCTGCAAAAGTTGCGTTTTGTGATGAATCTAATGTTAAAGCAGGTGTGTCATTAGTAGATATTATTACAGATGCTGATTCTCTATTAAGTATTTGTAAATCAGATTGTCCTGTGAAAAAACCTATATCAGCACCATCAGTAGCAAGTGAACCTGTTGTATCGTTTCCGATGTGCATATAAGTTGTTCCTGTTCCTTGTATGTGAACTTTTTGTATAGCAGATGCACCACCTATACCAATACCAAAATTACCATCTGAAACTATTTGTGAGTAACTATGGTCTCTAATTATAAAACTACCACCAGAACTATTAAAACCTGAAACGGAACCACCATCTGTACCACTTAATAAACGAGCATAATTTGCTCCGTTATAATAACTTCTGATTTCTCCGTTAGCATCAATTTCTCCTGCAAAATTTGAGTTTGTTCCATCAACATCTAAATCTCCTGCAATTAAAGTATTACCATTTGTAGCATCTACTGTAAACTTGTCTGTATTAATTGCTAAATCTCCTGCAAAGGCAGTATTACCACTTGCTGAAGCTACTGTAAATTTATCTGTGTTTACTGCAAAGTCTCCTGTTGAACTTAAATTAGTATTTGTACTTAATGAACCATCTACTGTTATTGCACTTCCTGATTCAGAAACTATAGAATCTGCTATTACACTTGTTGATGACCATTTAGTTAAGTTTCCTGTAGTTCCTGTTCCGTCAACTTGGCTATGGTCTAATTTAGTCCATTGATTATTTGCTCCTGCAATAACCCAATCTCCTACAGTCCAGTTTGAAACGCCATTTAAACTTGTAGCACCTCCTACACTTACAACGTAATAATGACCTTGTGTTATAAAAGGACTATTATCTATTGTATAGGCTTCTCCTGTTAGCATTATATCATTATCTAAAGAAAGAGTTGTATCGCTATCTACGTTAGATACTAATGCAGTTTGACCATCTACTTGGTTTACTACTTGGTCGCCTACTGTTACTGTACTTGTAAAAGAAGCAGAACTATCTACTAATTTGTTTGCAGTTGTAGAAGTTGTTGTTCCGTTTGCAGCTTCTCCACCACCATCACTTAATACTGGCGAATTAGTATCTGCATCCCAAGAACCTATAAATCTTAAACCACCTGCTAATCCGTTTATTTGTGATTGTAGTTTACCAAATCCTTCTACTATTGTATCTGTAGCTAAAACAGAACTTGCAGAAGGCGAAGTTAATCCTGTTAATACTTTACCTGTTACTGAATTGTTATCTAAAGTTACAGCACCACTTACATTATTAGTACCATCAACACTTGATATTGTTCCTGTTGCTTGACCTGTTAAAGATAAATCTCTTGCAGTTTCCCAAGCTGTAGCTGTATCTGCATTACCTGTTAGGTCTCCTGTCACATCTCCAGTAACATTTCCTGTTACATTTCCTATAACTGCTCCTGTATGAGTTCCTGCTGAATTACCTGTTAAATCGCCTGTAACGTCTCCTGTTACGTTTCCTGTTAGATTACCTTGTACGTTTACATTAATTTGATTAGGCAGCCCTAAAGTAACGCTTTGACCACTTACAACGCTATCTATTTCGTTTGTTGTTCCTAAAATACTTAATGATTGAGTGTTTAGGTTTACATCTCCTGTATTTGTTCCATCTGTTATATCTAAATCAGAAGCTGCATCAAGTGTATCAACGTAAGAAGTTGTTGCTACCTTTGTACTGTTATCTCCTGCACTTTGAGTTGTAGCTACAGAACCATTTGGTAATGTAATACCTGCACTTGGGAATTGTAAACTTAATCCTTGATTAGAAGCAGTTGATTCTATTTGATTAGCTGTTCCTGTTACTGCGAATGTTTGTGTGTTTAAATTAACATCGCCAGTTCCACTATCTCCACTAAAATCTAAATCACTTGCAGCATCTAAAGTATCTACATAAGATGTTGTAGCTATTTTAGTTGAATTATCTCCTGCAGTTTGTGTAATAGCAGTTGAATTGTCAGGTAAATTAACACCTGTAGAATCTAAAGATAATGTTAATGATTGACCAGAAGCTACGGTAGTTATTTCATTAGTAGTTCCACCTATTGCAAATATTTGTGAATCTAAATCTATTTGACCAGAACCTGTATCGCCTGTAAAATCTAAATCTTCTATTGTAATTTGAGCAGCTACATAATCTATAATTGCAGCAGTAGTAGGAATTGTTGTATCGTTGTCGTTATTTCCTATACCATCTGCAGCATCTACAAACTTACTTATGATTATATTTTCTCCTGTATCTTTTAAAGAACCAAATTCTAATATAGCAGTAACTTTAAAATCTCCTGCAGTATTCATATACACTCCAGAAGATAAACCTGAACCATCTGTTAGTTCTTTTAGACTTGCAGTTAAAGCAGCATTATCAATAGTTTTTATTAAACCTGAATAAGTATCTGATATTCTTGTGTTAAATAGACTTGCCATATTTTTTATTTTTATTTTCTTGTTTTTTTAAAAACGTCTTTAGTTTTTCTATATTTTTTTGTTTTGGTTTATATCTCATAATACCCATCCATTAAATAAAGCATCATAATCAGGGTATATATCATCGTTTGTATTACTTGTATATTCAGGATAATCTGACTGGTTAAATGACATAAAATCTATAAAGCGTCTTGAATAATATTCCATAAATTCTCTTGCTTTATCTACTAAATAATCTACTTCGTTTTTACTTACTGTTTCGCTTGTTTCTGACCTATGCTTAAACACTCCACCGTTTTTTATAGAATACGCTGCAAAAGGAATATAATATACTTGAGCTGCCCAGATTAACATTGGTTGTAAATATGTGTTTAGTAATGTTTTGTATTTAGCATTAGCAACGTCATCAATTTCGCCATTAGCTATTAATGTTGATATTTTATTATATAAGTCTGTTCCTGTATAGTTTTGTATATCTATTTCTTGAGCTACTTTAATAAACTGTATAAATTTATCAGTATCTACATTCCCATCTAATATGGAATTTCTAACAAGGTCTGTTCTATTTATAAATAATGCTGTTGCCATTAGTAAGTATATTTTAATGAGCCGTGATTAGGTAAATCAAATGTTGCTTTTTTAGCTTCTTTACTTCCCCACGGATTACGTTTATATGTAGAAGGTATATCTCCAGTTCTTCTATAATTTTTTAGGTTTTCGCTTACATCTGCACCTTTTTTTCTACGATACAAAATTTGCTTAAAAGCGTGTCTACAATAACACCCTCCTTTGTACTTAAATAAATCATATGTTTTTTTTCCTTTAGGAGAAAAATCTCCATTTACTCCAGCTCTACTTGCTTTATCAATATCTTCTATTGTATATACAACACCACTTTTAGATAATTGCATCATTTTTTCACAAAACTTTCTTGTTTTATATGTGCTTTTTCTTTTACCGTCTGCATCTTTTTGTATAGACTTTGCACTTGATTTTTTATAGTATTGATATCTTATTTTATAATTTTTAGAATCTAAATCACTATATGAACTACCTTTTTTTTTGGATTTTATTTCATCTGCTAAACCAACTAATTTTTTTATTTTTTCTAAAGTTGTTTCTTTATTCACTATACTTGCATTAACCCATTCATCATTTGAAATATTTTCTTCGTCAACATCTCTAACATCTGTAATAGCCCATTCATCGTTTATAACTTCTCCTTTTAAATGTTCTAAAATTACATCCCCTTGTTCGTCTGACATTTTAATAGGAATACAATTAGGTACTAAACGACCACCTTTTACTTTCATTCCGTATTGTTCGTAACCAGCTTGACAAGGTTTCTTTAAGTCTATTTCATCGTGTGATTCGCAAGGCATATACCATACCTTGTCTCCTTCTTTGTGTTCGTGATGACCAGAACATCCCATTTTTTCTGCTTGTTCTTCTGCTTCTTCTTTAGTTTCGTAAACTTCGTAACCATCTACTTCTTTTAATTCAACAGACATTTTAACTCCTGTTTCTTCTTCTATATCTTCATCACTTTGTACGCTTCTGTCAACATCAGTAAATTCTAATGGCTGTAACGTAATAAAGTATAGGTTTAAGGCAATATTATTATAAGCTAATATGTGGTCAAAGCAATCTATTAAAAGTTCCTGAAACGGTCTTATAACAGTATTATCCATAAGTAAGGAAGCAGTCTTTATTTCATCTGCATTATTACCTAATCCTGTATTGTCTTTTATACCTAATAACATAGGACTAACAACTCTATGAGCTACTAATACTTTACTTTGTGATTCGTCAGAAAGGAATTGATATTGATTATGTGCGTCTGATAATTGTACTGGTGTTATTTCAGCTTGTGCATCTTTATTGTCATTAAAACTTAAAATAAATTTACCTGCATTAGAACTACCTGAAAACTTTTGTGCAATTCTTGCTTCTATAAGTTCCCTTTCTTGTGGATTAGGCGTACCGTTATTAAAGTTGATTAACATTGAAGGACTTAATCCATTCATTATGTTGTTTAGGTGGTAATTAGAAATTTCTTCTTCTAATTCTGCATATTGTATACCACCTTGATAATCTACAGGTGCATAGTAATAAAATCCAGACTTGTATGGCTTTATGTAATATATTTCAATGTTTTCTTTTGACATTCCATAAGCTGGTATTCTTAATGGCTTGTCACTTGGTTTTAGTTTAGCCCAGTCTTTAAAATAATAGTAAGCAGGAATATCACCATCTTCATTGCATTTTTCAGCTCTTAATGTTTCTACTGGTATGTGTTCTATTTGTGCAATCTTTTTTCTGTCTTTAGAATAGATTACTTGCATAGCACATTGACCCATAAGTTTAAGGTCATAACTTAATTTTCTTACTACATCTTTTTTTAGAAGTGTAATCATTTCAGCGTATTGTTCTGGCTTTCTGTTTGAATCTGTAGCTCCTAAACCTTTACCGTAAATTTGTTGGCTAATACCATTAATACAGGCATTGTTTGTAGGACTTCCATTGTATCTGTCTATTAAAAATTGAAAGTAATTATTGTCATCGCCATAAGCAATCCAATCTTGATTAGGTACTTCAACGATTTCAGGACTTGTGTAAGTGCTTAAATTAACAAAACTAACTTCTGATTTAGACCCTCTTACAAATTGACCTAAACTATTTCTTTTTCTTTTTTTCATATTACAATGTAATCATTATTATAAGAATTATCTGTTATGTATTGACCTTGATTTATGTCATAATATAAATTATCCATTTGGTCTATTTCTTGGTCAGTACAGAAAATCCTATCTTTAAATATATCTACAATGTCTGTTGTATCTACATTCCAAAACTCATTATATAATTCCCATAAAAAATAATTAGTATTCCAAAAGTTTGGGTCACTATATAATTCTATGTCGTAAAAATGACCTTCTACAAGTACAGGACTAAAGGCTTGTGAAAATGTTAAATAATTTCCAGATGTTGTAGCATTAGAAACCTCATATGTTTGTTTGACATTTGTACTATCGTCTCTTATAGATAAAGTAAATTCACTTCCGTAAACTCTTGGAATTACCTTAAAGTCTTGAGCCGATGTAACAGTCTTTAATACAATCATTTTATATATAACGTAATAAATAACTTATTTTGTGAAAATGTTATTGCAAAAAAAAAGCACCCCAAAGGATGCTCTTAATTTTAATATCAATAAATATTAGTTAGGTATAATAACTTCAGCATCTGCTGCTGGCACAACTGACGAATCTAGAAAATATGGAGCAGTTTCTTCCATTGCTTCCATTGTAATTGTAAATCCAGATAAATCTCCAGCTGCAGCGCCTGTAACTGTTGTTCCAGAAGTTAATTCACATCCGTTTTCATATCCACATAAAAAGAAATTACCGTAGTAATCCTCAACTATAACGTAAGGTCTTGCAACTGCAATTTCTTGTAATTCAGCTTGAGTTTTAGCATCTAGATATGTTAATGTTAAATTTAATGTTTGTGTGTAAAAAGTAGTACCATTTTCTCTTGAACTTGTTACAGTTGTTTCAAGCGAAGAATTACCTTTTACATCATATTTATACCAGTTTCCTGATGTTGTCAAAGTTGTTACTTGTTTAGTCGTTGAATCTACTTGAATAGCACTAATAGTTCCAAAGTCAGCAAACAAAGCAGATTTTATGCCACCGAAGGCACTTTTACAAGGTAATTTTCTCCCTGTGTTTAATGTACAAGCCATAGTTTATATTTTATTTTATAAAAAAAAGGGTAAGTAAGCATATACCCACCTACCCTTTATTTTTGGTTAATTTTATTTATTAAGAATAAAGAACTATTTCAGACCCTATTCCGTACTGTACTCCAGCAGTAAATCTCATAATTACTCTTACGTTTTTACTTCCGTCAATGTCAGCCATATCAATTAGCTTAACAAGGTTGTAATCAGACATTAAGCCTGTTCCAAAGAATAAGTTAGATTTTTGTGCAGCCATTGCATAGTTGTTTGGTAAACCATTAGCAACAAAGATTTTTACACCATCGATAGAAAGGTTTTCACTTCCTCCATACCATAATGTTCCTCTATTGTCAATACCATTTGCTACACCTCCACCTTGTGCATCTGTAATAGCAGCGTATCCACCTAATGCTCTAACGTATGCTTTAGCAATGTTTTGTGAAACGTAAATGTGTAGGTCGTCCTTACCATATAATGTGCTTGGAATTGCATCAACGATTTTTCCTAATTCAGCAACTACGTTACTTGAAGTTACAGTAGCACCTGCAACGTCAATAACATCTGCATCAGCAGTAGCTAAAGTTGTGAATCCATCAAATTCTCCAGCTACAGCACCACCAAGATTTCCTTGCCAGATATTGCTTTCAGTATTAGCAGATACTTGTTCTGCAACGTGAGCTATTAAGAAACTTGAAAAATCAGGAGGTAAGTTATCAAAAGCTGAATATCCCATAGATACTGCTCCCCAGTCTGATTCAAATGGTGTTTTACATAATTCAAGGTTTACTTGAAATTCTGTTGGTTGTATAATTCTTTCTGTAAGAGTTACAGACCCAGCAGATGTGAAGTCACAAGAATCATCAGTAATTAAACCAGAAGTAACTACTTTTTTCATAACTTCTTTAAACTTGATGTTTGGCTTAATTTCGATAGCACCCTGACTTAATGTGTTACCACTCAATAGAGCAGCAGCGATGTACTTACCTGCAAATTCTCCAGCATAAGTAGTAGTAATAGTTGGTTGTGGCATAATTTTTTATTTTATTTATTTAATTGATTTAATATATAGTCCATTGTAGAAGGGCGTCTGTTAGGAGCAATTCTAAAATTTTCCTTTTTTGCATTTCCAGCTTCTGGATTATGCTTGATTGGAGCAGCAGCAGGTTGTGATAATTCTTCCTTTAATTGCTCGTTTACTTCTTCGTTAAATTCTTCTTTAATTGTTCTGGATTTAGGTTGTCTTGAAACTTCTTCTTCCATTTCAACTTCTTTTTCTTCTTCCATATTGCTTTCTCCTACTTTAGATTTAAGGTCAGCAATGGCATCTTCAAGATTTTTAATTCTTTTTTCCATACCTTCCCAGTCTTGTACGTCAGCTTCTTCTTCCATTTCTTCTTCTTCTTTTTCTAAATCTTCAGTTTCATCTTTAGATTCTTCTTCCTTTTGTGGAACTTCGTCAGATACTTCTCTAACGTCATCAATAATTCCTTCTTCTGCAACAACTACAAGTCTACCATCTTCAAGCAGGTATTCTCCTACTGGCATAGCAACTTTTTCGTCATCTGTAAGAATGAATATCTCTTTACCTTTTTCAAACGATTCTGCTTCTACACGAGTACCGTTCTCAAGTTTTTGTTCTTCAAGTTTAACTTCTATATTTAGAAGGGTCTTGATTTGGTTTAACATTTCAGTTGATTTCATAATTATATATATAACGTGGTTAATTAATTTTTTTGCATTTTCATATTGTTCTTGATATAACTCCTATTCCTTGTCCCCATAAAGAGCCATCACAACATTTTCTTGAATAAGTATTTTTGTCTTTACATAAACAAGCACGTCTTGAACTTTTAGGACTTGAATGACTTGGAAAAAATGTTTTTTTAGGCATTTAATTATCTATATGTTTTTAGCAGCTGTTGATATTTTAATTGCAGATTTACCCCATTCACTTGATAAATTTCCAGAAGAATCAAATAATGCTTTTGCACTTTTGACTATACTATCTGCTCCAAGTTCTTTTGCCATTCCTTCAAGTTTTTTTGCATTTGCTTGAACTTTGTCTAATTCATTGGATATTTTATCTAAATCACTTGCTGCTTTAAGTATTATTTTTTTTAATGGAATAGCTTTAGATGCAGCTTTTTTATAATCATTTCTCAAGTCATCAATAGCACCTAATTCAACTTTTTCTAATTCAACTTTTTCTGATTTTAATTCAGTTTGAATCATACTGAATATTTTGTTTATATGCTTACTCATAATTATATTATTTTTATTGATTTAGCTTCGCTGTTTACTTTGTAATACAAATCATTTACTTCATTTAATCCTTTTATGTCTGAATATTTTAAACCTATTTTAAGTACTGCAGCTTTAAATTGATTTAACCATTTTACAGTTTTTAAAATTTCTGGTTTAGTTTCATTTTTAAAAGATTCAAAATCTCTAATGCCTTTTTGTATTTGTTTTAATTTAGCTTCGTATTTAGGAATTTCTTTAACATTAGCCAATTCAACTTTTTCTCCTTTAACTATTTTTTCTATTTCACTTAATAGTAAGTCTGCTTGTTTTTCTGACATATCTTCTTTTATTGATTCTTTTGGTCGTTCCATTTTATCTGCAAAGTAGCCTTCTATAGAAAACCCTTTTACTTTACCTGTTTTTACATAATCATTCCAGACTTCATCGTTATTGACTTTTACAGCACCCATCCAAGTTCCTACAGGCACATTCATACCATACTTTCTTGATTTGTCGTGTACTTCATCTTCAACAAGCCAAGATTCTACTAAACTTAAACCACTTAATGAATGTTGGTGTTCTAATGTTGAATTGTTTTGATTGCCTTTTGTCAAATACATTTGGGATGCTTTCAATACCGTATCTTTAGAGAAGTATATATAATATTCATCTTCTCCATTATTTCGATATATAGGCTTGTTTGGTATTAACAAAGCTCCCATTAATATCTTTTTTTCTTTATCTATTTCTGCAAGTTTAATTTCATTACTTTTTAAAGCAACAAAATCTTCTTCTATGGCAGGATTTTCAACTATGGATATTGCTTCAATTCCAGAAGCATCTTGATTTTCGTCAAGTATCAATTCGACTATCTTCATATTTTATATAACGTTATTAATTAAAAATTTTGCATTTATATTGTTGCTCCTTCTACAATATTTCTTTCAAGCCCTTGTGCAGTTGTTACATCGTTACTTACAACGTATGCTCTTACTGGTTCACTTGCTTGACTTCCTATTGCGTCTGCTAACTGACTTGTTTCTCCTTGACCTACTACATTAAATGCTGGTGGAGCAGATGGTGTTGGTGGAATTGCTGAACTCCCACCTACCGATGCTCCTGCTGGTGGCGTTGGTTCTGGTGTTGATGTTATTGTTTTTACATTTGCTATACCACCTGCAATAACTGCTGCTGCACCTATAAATCCAAATATACCTCCTTGTGCTAATGCTTTGTTTGCACCTGCATAAGTATCTCTAATAGCTTGTACGATTGCTATAGCTTTACCAAACTTTGAGTTTTTACCTACAATAGTAGCCATATCAGTTAAGGCTTGTGTAGTTAAATCCTTTTTAGATTTATTTAAGTCTTTTTCTATTTGTACTTGTGTATTTGCGTTTTCTTGTTGGTATGCTAATAGTTCGTTGTTAGCGTCAACATAGGCTTGTGTACCTTGTTTGTATTGGTCTCTTTTTTCTGTTAATCTTTTTGATTCTATTTCATCTTCTTGTTTTGCAATATCTAATTGAGCCTGTAATCTTAAATAATCATTCTCTATTTGTTCAGCAGTAAAATCTGATTGTGCTTTATTTCTTTCTGCTTCTGCATCACTTATAGATTGGTTTAATTCTTTTTGTTCCCTATCTAATGCTAAATCATTTGCTTTTTGTTCTGACCTAAATCCTGCAACTTGTGCTTGTACTGCTAATAGTTCGTTTTGTGCTTCTATTAATGCTATTTGATTTTCATCATTTTTGTTTTTATTAAATTGTGCTTGAGCTGCAGAAAGTATAGCGTTTGCATTAGCTAACATTGCTTTTTCTTGTTCGTCTAATACTGCATTTAATTCATCATTAGCTTTCTTTCTTTCAGCTATTGTATTTCTTTCTTCATCTCTTACTTGTCTTAATGTTTCTGCTTGTAAGTCATACTTCTCAATTAAACCTTGATTAGCTACTGCTGCAAGTTCTGCAGTTTTAGCAAGATTAACATTTTCTGTTGCAGCTTTAACAGTTTCTTTTACATAACTTGTAGTAGCAGTAACAACTTTATCAACTACTTCTACTGTTTTGTCAAATGAATCGTCAACACCTGTAACAACATCTACTAATTCTTTACCTGCATTTTTTGCAGATTCCATTGCACCTGCAAAATCTCCTTTAAATACCTTTACTACTGCTTCTGCTAAAAACCCTAATGTATCTATGGAAGATTGTATTCTTTCTATAATATTTTTTCCAAATGCCACACCAAAATCAATTATACTTTGTATAGGGTCATCAAAAATAGCTTTAAAAAATCCTGTAATTGTATTTGTATTAGAAAGTATAAAATTAAAAAAATCATTAAATGCTAATGATAATGTTTCAAATGTAATAGAAAAAAAGTCTGCTACCTTTTGATTTTCATTTAGAACTTCTGTAAACTTCGCAAATGCAGCAACTATAAGACCAATACCTACTGCTTTTAAAGCACTACCTATTTTCTTTACACCTCCAGCAGTATCTTTAGAAGCATCTTCAACTTTCTTCATACCTTTAGCAGTATCTTTATTACTTTTTGTAACCTCTTTATTTAGATTAGATATTCCTTTTGATAAATCATCTAAATTTTTTGATGCTTTTGCACTTTCTATTTCTAATTGAACTTCTATTTTTTGTGCCATTTTATTTCTCTTTTAATTTGTTTGTAGCCTTCTTTAAAAGTTTCAGCTAATTTATATTTACCTTTTGCAATTCTAATTGTTTCTGTTTCTCCGTCTACTATCTTTAATAATTCTAATATATTTTTTATCATAATTTTATACTTGTTGACAAGATATACTTGTTATTACGGAAGATGTATTTAATACCATAACCAAAATAGAACCACCGTTAAAAGTACAGTGTGTTGTAGTTGAGCCTGTTCCCCATTGATTGTAAGTATTGTTTCCACTACTCGTATTAAGACCAGTAGCTAAATTACTATCAGAATAAATAACATCTCCTACTGCTAAATTAGAAGCATCGCCAATAGAACGGTCATAATATCCAGTAAAATTAAATTCTTCTATAAATAAATCTGTTAATGGTAATGAAAATGCAGAAGGGTCAACATTATCATTTAATAATTCCATATTGCTTTCTCCTGTTATTAAATTAGTAGTTAGGTTGTTTATTGTATAACCTTGATTATTAATAACTACTTTGTCATTCATATTTAACTTGTAAATAATCTTTAATGGTAGATATGCTTTTAATTTTGTTAATCTTCTTTTGCTATTGAATATGTCTTGTATGTATTCTAAATAATTTTCTTCAAATAGAGTACCAGTAAAACTTGTGTCTAAAGTATATTCGTTTACTTCTAAATAAAAGTTTATATTCTTTGTACTTGAAAAAGAATTAATACTTAAACTATTGCTTGGTATATAATAAGTAGTTAATGAAGATTGACTTGTTTTGCTATCTCTAAAAGATATTTCTGTTCCATTTGTAATTTTAATTGGATAAAATATTAATGGTTTACCAAAGTATGCTTCTAAATTATCGTCAACAAAATAACCATATTGTACAGTTTTTTGAGGAGAAGATAAAGTTGGATTTACGTCTACTAATCGTTCCATTTGAATATGCTCAAAAGGAAGTGTTACTTTATAAGTTGGATTTGGTGCGTCAAAGTTATTGCCTACAGTTGCGTTTCCTATAAATTTTTCTGCACCCCAGTTCTTACCTTGTAATTGTTCGTATTGTAAAGCAAGTAATGTTCCTGTTCCTTCATAGCCAAACTGTATTTCTTTGTAAGGTAATGCTACATTAACCTGACTTGTATTTGTATCTACATATTCGCTTATATCATAACTTGTTCCTGCTATATAAAATTCATCTAATTTCTGTACTTTAATTTTACCAAAGTCAGCATCTTGAGCATCACTAACATAATAAGCTGTCAAATTAAACATCTTAAATAAACCTGTTAAAAAATCTATAATTTTCATATCAGGTATTTGTTCAGTAATTACAAACTGAAATGTTGCAGTTGCACTAAAAGCTGTTGTTTCCCAAAATTCAGACCATCCAGAACCAGCACCTTGAAAATATCCTGATAAATCCCATCTGACTAAATTAAAAGCAAGTGTTGTTGTCGTTTGTATTACTATTGTATATGTTGCAGCATCCATATTACCCATATCACTTGCATCAAATACTTGTTGACCTGTTAAATTAGACCTTGTAAACCAAACTGTTCCGTTTCTATTTATTATTACATCATATTCAGTTGTATTATTAGCAGGTGTTAATGTTAGTTGTTGTTGTATTGTTGGTAATGCAGTACCGAATATTTGTAAACCAGACCCATTAATCATCCCTGTTTCATTACTTTGTGTTGGTATTCCGAAACCATCTACTAATGTTGGGAATGTTGTTACTTGTGATGCAGGGGCTACACTACCTTTTTTACGATGTAACCACATATGCAGGTTATAAAATTCTTCATTACTTGTACTGAAAAAATCATCTGTAAAAACTAATGAAGGGTAACTAACTGTAATTGCTTCTATTATTTCATATAATCTAATAGCATATTTTAAATCAGAATATAACACACCGTGATTATTACTACTTCCACCGTGATAATATAAGTTACCTGTATCGTCTGTATGTGCAGAATTATTACTATTGTAAAACAATCTTGATTCTTCGCCACTTGCTCCTGATGTAATTAAAGGGCATAATATAGCGTTGCTTGTATTTTGTAATCTTGCTTTTACTGTAGAAGCATCATAATTTAAATTAAATTGGTTTAAATCATCTAATGCTCCAAGTTTATCATCCCCTAATATATCTTTTACATTTACTGTTTCTCCAAAGAATGTAATGCGATATGCGTAGACTTTATTTAATTTTAAGTCAACACCTTCAAGTCTTATATATCCTTGCTTAAAAGCTACGTTATTAAGTTCTATGTTTGCGTCTACTTTGTTTCTTGCATCAAAACCCCCTGTTATATTAAAGTTATAATAATGTTTAAATAGTTTATTATTAGTTTTAGAAGCTGGTACTGTAAATGTTTGAGTAAATTCAGTAAATATTTTTGCAGGGTCTTTAATGTTTTGTATAGATTGGTTAAACGAAACCTGTTCGTCTTTAAATAAATCAATTCGTTCTCCACCAATATATAATTGTAATTTCTGCATTATCGAATGTTGTTTATGTAATCAAATGACATATCAAAATCAAATGTGTAATCTATAAGTTTGTCGTTTAATGAAGTCTTTTGAACCATACTATTTTTCTTTACATTAACAGGAACTTTTTGTTCTGGCACAAGTGTTATTGGATTTAATCTTTCAAGCCAAACTTGTTCAGATAATAATAATTGTTCAAACCAAGTATTACACCATTCAGGATAATATCCACTACTTAATGTTATGCTTGTATTTGCTATTGTATTATAATCTTGTTTCGTATGATTTCTTGTATTGTATGTTCCTGTAGATGTTACAATATTTCTTTGAAATTGCTCTTGTTTTTTATTTGTAGTATTTACAGATTTTAAGAAAAACCAAAGGTCTTGTAATACACCGAATTTATTTACAAAAGTAATCTTATGACCATTACCATATTTAGTACAATCAATTCTTACTATATTCATTTTTGTTCCTGCTCCACTACCTACTATTTCAATATCTGTTGTGCTATAGCTTTGCCTATTTAAAACATAGCTTGTATCGTAATAAGATAAAAAACCATCGACCCCTACAGGAACATATATATAATATTCATCATTAATACCAGTATGATATGGATTTCCACTAATTAACCAACTTGGTATGCTTGGTGTCATTGTAGAATTAGCACCTTGCATAAATGTTGTATAACCATCATAACCTATAAAAGTTAGTGCATCTGTAGTTAGGGCAGTACCTGAACCATCTGTTGATGCGTGGGAAGTTTGTGTAGTTATTATAGTTAATGTCTGACCAATTAGACCTACTAAATTATCTATATTAATAAAATCCCTACATAGTTCTGATATTTCCCATAACATAGTACCTCCTGCTGTTGTAGATTTTACTAATGTATATTCTATTGTTCCATCTATACTTATAGTTAATTTTGCAGAATTTGCTCCTGTTCCTGCAGTATCTGAAATATAATATGGACTTCTTAATGCTATTGCTAATGCCATTGTTTATTTTTTAGTTCCTAATATTATTCCTTTTTCTATATCTAATACAAAGTCTTTTACTAATTCTTCTGGCAATCTTTTAAATGCTGCTTCAAATGGTTTAGTAAAAAACATACTTGCTTTTATTCCTTTATTTTTAATACTATTAGCAAGAATATAACCCATTGTTTCATAAGAACCATACCTTCCTTTTTTATCTCTTGGCTGTAATCCAACACGCCTTGCAAATTTTGAAAACACTCCTGTTTTTTTCTCAAGACCTATTAAGTTGCTACTTCTCTTATAAGAAAAAGGAGACTTCTTATTTACAATATAATTTGATTTAACACCTTTTACACCTTGGTCTTGATAAGCACCATATTCTTCCATTAAAAAGTTTATTAAAAAACCTTTTTCTTCTTCTTCAAGTGTATAGGTAATTGAATTATATAATTCTTTTGTTGCATTATGATTGCCTTTTGTAAGATTTGTTCTTGACTGTTGGACTACATAATTCCCAAAATCTTTTAATGCTTTATTTATATTTTCAAAATTCATTAACAGATTCTTATGTCGTTATAAATTACAATATCCATAGTTGCAGTCCATCCTGCTAATTGGTTTTCAAACCTGTCGTAAAATGGTTCACAATTTACAGGACTGTCAAGCTGGTACATATCTTGATGTAATGTTCCCATTCTTAAAACTTGAATCACTTTATTTAATACTGCAAGTTGTGTGTTTAGAATATCTTGTTCATTATTGTTACCAGTAAATCTATCTGTAGTAGGTTGTTTAGATTGGTCTACAATATCCATTGCCAAGATGCTTATATTAAAATTAAGCGTTTGTTCTTCTTGTGTTACGTTGTTTACTATAATATGAGCTAATGGAAATATATCTTGCTTGTTTAAATTAACATCGTATATGTCTCCTGTTGTTACTGTATTGCAGTTTACGTCTGCAAGTAGTTGTGCTTTTATAGTTTCAGTTAATTGATAAAAACCTCTTATTCCTTGTTGGCTCATTTAAATTTACTTTTTATTTGTTTCGATTCTAATTCGTTTTTGTCTTTCATAAATGCTAACATCATTAAACATTGGTGCATACCTAATTTAGTGATATTTTCAAATCGTGTAATATCTCCTCCAGCGAGTCCGTAAAGGCTTGAATACCATCCCCACTTTTTCGAAAACCCAGCTCTTGCAGAAGTTGTTTCTCCTCCTTGTTCTCCAAATAATTCATCATAGTTTTTGATAAGTCTATCCCTAAATGATAAAAAAAAATAATAGAACCAAATACAGCATCCATTGGCATATGTAGTAGGAGGTCTTTTGTTTCTACATTGTAATCTTCTATAAGGTATTTATCGCCTAACTTTTGTTTAATAGGTCTGTATAGTACATTCATTGCTGTATGAATATTATCCCAGTCTCCCATATAGGTATCGAGGTCAATATATTCGCCTAATGTAATCTCATCTAAATCAGGAACAAACCCATATTCAACACCACCTAAATAGAAGCTTTTAACCAAGTCTGGTTTTTCTTCAAACATATTAGATATTAATGTTGCTATACGGTCTGCGTCTGATAGTTTAATGTTAAGAGCATCTTGAGGTTTTACCCTACAAAATATCTCAATCATTTTTGATTGTATGAAGTTATTGTCTTTGCTACTGTTTTGCACTTTTAAGAACTTTTGATATTGCTTTAATGTAATTTCATTAAGTTCAGTTGGCACGTTAATATTAGCTTTCATACTTATATAACGTAATTAAAGTACGATTTTAGTATAAAAAAAAAGGTGCTATTTCTAACACCCTTTTTCAAAACAAAACAAACTAAATTTCAATCTACATATTCACACTCTTTACTGCAATAACCTTTTTTATAAATTGGTCTTTCACATTCAATACATTTATATTGTGGCATATCAAATGGTGTTTCTGTATAATAATTCATATATCGTATTCTTTTAAATCTTCTTTAATTAAATCTAATTCATACAAGGCTTCATTCCTTTGTTCCCTGTAATCGCTATTAGCCATTTTACAAGCTGTTAAATCGTTTTGTAATCCTGCAACATAAATAGAGTTGTCTATAAATAGTTGTTGGAATTGTAATAGCTCTTTGTTGTTTGGTTTAGCTTTTACCCACTTGTTAATTAGTTCGCCAAGTACTATAGCGTTACTGGTATATTCTAAATCCTGTAAGTTCTGTATCTTGTTTCTCATACTGTCATTTCTAACAAATGTAAGAAAAAAAATGTAGCTACATAAAATATAGCCCAGCCTATAGCTGCATATCCTGCTATCTTTAAAAAAGATTCTTTGTTTTCTTTTGGAGATATTTTCTTTGCAATGTAATATCTACGCTGTCCGTTTACTTCATAATAATGTTTCATAGTATAATTTTTAAAAGTGTTACTAATATTAATCCTATAAATGCTATTTTAATTACTTTAAACATAGCTTCTTCTTTTTTAGGATTACGACCTTGATTACTTCTATATTGTCTTTTTTTCATATTAAGAATATTGATATCTGAAATTACAGATGTTTTTATAAGATGTTACAACCCACTCTTTTTGATAGGGCTTTAAGTTGTCTGTAGTCAATAACATTTTTAATGTTGCTTCTACGTCTATTAGTTTTGAGTTATCCTCGAATGTTAATTTATTTATTGCCATTTGTTAAGTTTTAAAAAGGGAGCTGTTACACTCCCTGTTGTTGTTAGCCAATTATTTCAAAGTTTTTTTCTATCATCTTTTTTTCTAACTGATGTTTAAATACAAAGTATGTTGCATATCCATAAGTTGTTTCTTCTCTTAATTGTAACAAT